CAAGGGCCGGTCTGGCGGCGATTGCAGCGTCCTCGACCGCTATGGCGGCTGTGGCTGCGTCCTATGTTGCCGTGGCTGCTGTCTACGGGAGCGCGGTTGCAGTTGATGCCGTCAAGGCCAATGAAACAGCCTGGGCGACCCTCACGGGAGCGACCGGCGCAGTCATGGGCAAGGCCGTGGCAGTCCTTTCTGGCCTCAACCCGGACAGCTATGCCGACATGACGGCGATTGCGTCGTCCTCGACCGCTATGACGGCGATTGCGTCGTCCTCGACCGCTATGGCGGCGATTGCGTCGTCCTCGACCGCTATGGCGGCTATCGAGAAGTCGCAGGTAGCGAAGGACGCAATCGCAGCATCCGACATGGCAACTGCAAAGTATGCTGTCGGCGCTGCCGGTCTGAAGCCGGCAGACTATGCCAACATGGCGGCGGTAGCTGCATCCCAGACCGCTATGGCGGCGATTGCGTCGTCCTCGACCGCTATGACGGCCGTTGCATCGTCCCAGACCGCTATGGCGGCGATTGCAGCGTCGAGTATAGCTTTGAGCGCTATTGCTGCCAGCACAACGGCTTTAGACGCAATTTATGCAAAGAAAAAACGCATGAGCGGTGTCAGCGCAAGCCTGTCCGGCAAGTTTATTATTCTTCAGATTAGCAACGATAATGTTTTCGATACGTCTCGGTACGGATATGCCACCCTGTCCGATGGCAGCAAGCCGAAGTGGGATAGCTATAAGGATAAATATGCTTACTTTAAACAGTACAAAAAGATTGCTACCTACATGAAGAATGATACTGATAGAGATGATTGGATCGACTATTTTCAGTGCTGAGCAAGGACGCATTAACATTCTAAGACGTACCATTCAGCCATATGTAGGCGCTTATGAGCCTGTTTTAGCCGGATGATACGCCTGAATGCCGAAAAACAACCGAGAAAGCCGGTGAATAAGGCATTATCTTCAATGTTACGTTCGCATTAGAATGTTAATGCGTAGCTGAGGGCGGCGATTTTAACAGGGGATATAGGTCACGCTGGAGGTAGAAGACCACCAGTAAATTGCCAAGGAAGATGTGAAAAATTTCCCCACATTTGTAGTGCCTGCGGGCTGGCTGGTTTGCGCCCCATCCAACTTGTACCAAGTAGATTCAGCCTCTCCACCGCTGTTTGCGTTGAAGCAACTGATTAGATATCCCATGCCATTGCGGATGGTACGGTTCTCCCAACCGTTTCCGTTGCCCTTTGTCACGGTTGTTTTCAAAGGGCTGGAGGTAAGAGCGTTCTTTGCCGTTGCAGAGTTCGTGATAGCTGTGCGGGCCGTGTTGGACGATGCAACGGCCGCCATAGCGGTCTAATGCGCACAAAAACGCCCTTATTTTCGGGTTTCGTGTATAATGGAAGATACACCAAATCCGAAAGGGGAAACACGTTATGAACGCAAAAACAGAACTCGCAAAGCGGCTTTCCGAAACTTTTTCCGGAGGTATGCCTGTGACCGCCGAAGCGCTCGCCGCGATCTTAAAGGACTATTCTATCACGAAAGAATCGGACGAGCAGCGCAGCGATTTGAACCGGAGAATCAAGTATTATCTCGGTGCAAAGCGCATTGACGGCTTATCCGACAAGACCCTGGGGAACTACCGCTGCAACCTCGAAATGTTTGCCGCCAGGGTGAACAAGAGCGCTGCCAAGGTGACGACCGACGACATTCGCGGCTACATTTCGTACCTCGATGAAACGCGTCACCTGAAAGACACGTCGCTGCAAACGCACATCAACACACTGCGTGCGTTCTTTGGATGGCTTCACACCGAAGAACGCATTAAGAAGAACCCGATGAGCAAAATCAAGTCCTTGAAACTGGACAAAAAAGGCGCACGGCAGGCGCTGACCGTTGAAGAACTGGAACGCCTGCGCGATGCCTGCGTAACTTACCGCGAAAAGGCACTGATCGAGTTTCTGGTTTCCTCCGGCTGCCGTTTGAGCGAAGTCGCGCAGCTGCGTGCGGCAGATCTCAATCTCGCAGACCGGTCGGTGCAGGTCACCGGCAAGGGTGACAAGGACCGTGTGGTGTACTTCTCGGTTCGTGCGCGGCTGATGGTGCAGGAATACATGCTGCGCCGCAAGGGCGGCGACGGCTTGTTTGTGAGCAGCAAATCGCCGTACGAGCCGCTGAAACCTCGGGCGATACAGCGTATTGTCCACAGCCTGAGTGAGCGCGCCGGACTGGAGGACCGGGTGCACCCTCATCTGCTCCGGCACACGTTTGCAACCCATGCGTTAAACGGAGGCATGGACGTAACCGTTATTCAGCGCCTGCTCGGTCACGAGGACATTGCAACGACGCAGATCTACGCCGAGCTGAATGAGGAGGGCGTAAGGCATCAATACAATAAGTATGTGGCGAACTGACCACAGAAAGGAAGGACAAATGAAAATCAACGAAATCAAGGCTCTGGACTACCATTGCCAGGGCGACAGTCTGACACTCGTGCTGTCCGAAACCGACTTTGAAACGGTGTCCAATCTGAACACCGCTCTGGTCGAGGTCCGCACCGATGACGGCGATCTGGTTGAGGCGCACGGCGGCTATGCGCTGCGTGCCATCACCTACGACAAGGACAAGCAGACGTATACTGTCGCTTGCACCACGGCCGCCGACGATACGACCGCGCAGGCGATCTCGCAGCTGACCACTATGGTCGAGGAGCTGAAAGTCAGCAACGAAGCACTTGCGTCCCAGCTGGACTACGTTGCCATGATGACCGACACGGATATGGAGGGTGAGTAATGAACTGGTTTGAGAAGATCAAGAAGTATTATGACGCCAGTCTCTGGACAGGGAAGATGGTCGGCAATGCGGTGGCAAAGAAGAAAATTACCGCCGAGCAGTACAAGGAAATCACCGGCGAGGACTACAACAAGTAAGAATCACCGGAATTTATACACTTGATAGGGCAGAAGCCCGGAAAGGACAACATTATGTATCCCAACAACATCTACATCAAGAACTACGCAGAAGTGAAGAAGTACCCCGGCGATATTGGCGTACAGCTCGACATGTTCGACAACGCGCATCATCTCAAGCACAACGCGCTGCTGCGTGCCCAGTACAAGCACTGGCGCTCTGTGCAGACCGGCGTGCCGGATCTTCTCAGTGTAGAGGACAAGCGTCTGCTGGGTATTTGATCATGCCGGCGGAAGTTATCACGGCAGCGCTCAGTCTGGTCGGTACATTGGTCGGAACGCTCGGCGGCATTGCGCTGTCGAGCAACCTGACCAACTACCGCATTGAGCAACTGGAGAAGAAGGTGGAGAAGCACAACAATCTCATCACGCGCACGTATAAGCTCGAACAGGAGTTTGCCGTGATGGATGAGAAAGTGAAAGTGGCCAACCACCGCATTGACGATTTGGAGGATTTAGAACATGAAAGTTAATATTCCGGTACGCTTTCGCAATCCGTGGTTCTGGGTTGGCGTTGCGTCGGTTGCTATTACGGCGATTGGTGTTGACCCGCAGACGTTTACGAGTTGGGCGGCTGTGTGGAACGGTGCTGTTTCGGTGCTGTCTAATCCGGTGCAGCTTGTTACCATGTGTCTGGCTATCCTCAGCGTGTTTGTGGACCCCACCACGGCGGGCATCGGGGACAGCAAGACCGCGCTCGGCTATGACAAGCCGAACAGGGAGGAGTAAGGTATGCAGATCATCGAGACCAATTTGCCGACAAACGGCAGTTTCAGCCGCCGGAACAAGACGGACGAGATTATCCTGCACCATGCAGAAGCAAGCCATGCGAGCGTGGAGGAGGTCAACCGCTGGCACCTCGAAAGAGGCTGGACGGGCATCGGCTACCACTTTTACATCCGCAAGGACGGCAAGGTGTACCGAGGCCGCCCGGAATGGGCGGTCGGCGCGCACGCGCAGGGGCACAACAGCCGCGCAATCGGCATTTGCTGCGAGGGAAGCTACATGACCGAAACCATGCCGCAGGCACAGCTTGACGCGCTCAAGGACCTTATCCGCACAATGATGGCGAAATACCCCGGCGCGAAGCTGTTACGGCACAAGGACGTAAACAGCACGGATTGTCCGGGCACGAATTTCCCGTGGGCAGAGGTGCAGAAGTACAACACCGAAACCACGGCAAAGAAGGAGGAAACCAAGATGACAGACAAGGAATTTGCGGCACATGAAGAACGCTATCAGGCGGAAAAGGCCAACCAGAAGCCGCATCCGTATGCTGTCGAGGCATGGCAGGCGGCAGTAAACGCGGGTATTATGGACGGCACCAAGCCGCAGAGTCCGCTGACGCGTGAACAGCTTGCGGTGATTTTACAGCGTTTAGGTCTGCTCGGAAAGGGTGTGAAGTAAATGGGACTGGGTTCTATGCTGGCGGGTGCTGTTAAGGCGGCAGCTGCAGCGGCAAAGGCAAGCAAGAGCAGCTCCTCCGGCTCGTCCTCGGGCAGCTCGTCAGGTTCTTCCGGTTCGAGCGGATCCTCGTCCTCCGGCTCGTCCGGCGCGTCGATGGCGGCAACCGGCAAGGGCGGCTCGTACTCTATCGGCTCGGACAAGGGCAAGAGCTTTGTTTCGAGTGCCGCGGCAGGCTCTACCATGAAGGGCTCGGACGGCTCGACATGGACGAAGAACAGCGACGGTACGACCACGATCAGCAAGGGCGGCCAGACGTTTACCTACGGCGGCGCTTCCGGCACCGGCGGTTCGGGCGGGAGCAGCTCGGGCGGCGGCTCGTCCTCCGGCGGTGCGTATACGCCGCTCGGCTCGCACAACGACCAGACCATTAAGGACACGAGCGTTGAGGACTCCGAGCAGATGGCCGCAATCAAAAAGCGCTATGCAGAAGCACAGGCGCGCGGTGACGCTGCGGCTATGAAATCCGCCCATGCGGACGCTGAGGCGCTGCGTGCACAGTACGGCTACTCCGGCGGCTCGGACGGCTCGGACTACATCGGCAAGGGCTATGTGAGCGGCAACGTACTGGGCAAGCAGATGAGCAATCAGCTCAACAGCGGCTTTGATGCATATAAAAAGTACATGGAAGACGCTGCGGCACAGCAGCAGGCGGCGCTCAAGGCCAAGGTTGACAGCGCGGTTGCAAGTCTGAACGGTCAGAAATATGATATTATGAAGCAGACTGAGGCCAACAACGCCGCTGCGGAAAAGGCGTACATGCAGAGCATTAAGCCCGGCGGCTCGAACGCGGAAAACCTTGCGGCAAACGGCCTGCTGACAAGCGGACTTACCGAGTCCAGCCAGATCAGCGCGGGCAATGCCTATCAGAACGCACTGAACAGCAACGCCACCACGCAGACCGAGACGCTTGCCAAGATCGAGCAGGCTATCACGCAGGCACAGCTTACCGGCGATATCGAGGCCGCAAACGCGCTTGCAGACCTTTACAAGCAGATTGCCGCCAAGGGCTACGAGAATACCCAGAATATCGTTGCGGCTAATCAGTGGGGTCAGCAGTTCGGTCTTTCGCAGGCCGAGCAGACGGGTACTTACAACGGCACGCAGACGCTTGCCATGCGGCAGTATGAATTGCAGAAGCAGCAGGTGCAGCAGGAGCTTGAAGCGGGCAAGATCGACATGGAGACGGCACGCAAGCAGATTGAGTATATCAATGCGCAGATCGCTTACATGCAGGCGCAGACCACAGGTCAGAATCTTTCCAACAAATACTCGCAGTGGCAGCTTAACCAGCTTTAACTACGCCAGAAGGCGGCGATTTTCGCCGCCTTCTCTCTTTAGGAGGTTACTATGGGCAGTTTTTACGATGATTTTAAGAAAAAACAGAACAAGAGCCAAAACAAACCTACGCTGATTAAGGTTCCGCAGGTTGCACCGAAAAGCAATGATCGCCGTGCAACAGCGGCGCGCAACCGGGAGCAGCAGCGCGTGCAGGCGCACGGCGGACAGACGCAGACCACCCAGCGCGTGAACACCCAGCAGCGGACAACGGTGCGGCAGAATACATCTGCCGGATCATCGCAGAGGAGCACGCCGGTTGTACAGAGAACGCAGAGCACACAGCAGAATTCGTTCGGCCTGAGAAGTCCTCAGCAGCTGCTGAACAGTGCACAGAGTTCCAGCATTGCGAATGTGAACCGGTTTTCTGCCAAGCAGGCCGCCCAGCAGAGACGCAATCCGCGGCAGAACGTATCTACTGCGAACAAGAGCAGTGGCGTCGGCAACCCGACGCTGACGCAGTTTCTCAAGAACTCTATGGACTGGCACACGACCAGCGATCCGAACAGGAAGGCACAGCTGCACGCACAGAATGACGCTCTGCGGCGCAAGCTCGGTTATGAGTACAACCCGCAGACCGGCGCCTCCTTCGACAGGTTCGGACACGAAATGACCGCCGGCGTGCGCATGGCCTACGGCAGCAAGCCGACCGAACGGCTGAATCAGGCAACACAGTTGCTGCATACCTCGGGCATTATGGGTAAGACGGACAAGGCAACTGTCTACCCGACCGCTATGCAGGCGGCACAGGGACTGGATGAGAACTATTTCAGCGGTCAGACCGGCTACAATGCACACAAGACGATGCATGACCTGTTTAACCGCTCGGATGAGACATGGAGCAGCGAGGACACACAGAGCCGCGACAGGGCGCGCAAAGAGCTTTCCAATGAGATGAGCCGCATTATGAAGCGGTACGGCCTTACCTATCAGCCGCGCGACAACGCGGACGATATCATGAACCGGCTGAAAGCCGCCGGTGCGGACGAGCAGACGCTTGCCTATGTGCAGGAAAACATTGACCTGCGGCATGCGGCGGACCGCCTCGGCAACAGCATGGAGGCAGTCGGCAAGCGGTGGATCGCGTCGCTGCCGTCCCTCAAGGACACGGCACAGCAGGTGAGCGCGAACGTGGAGGAAAGCCGTCAGAACGAGGAATACCGCCAGCTTGAGGAGCAGGAGCAGACGCTTGAGCTCACCCTGCAGGGCATGAACAGCACGGCGGCGGACGGCTCGGTTCCGGCGGATTATCAGGCAATGTACGATCAGCTGCAGGAGGTCCGCAAGCGCAAGAACGAGCTGACCGTAAACAAAGGCGTAGATCCGAACAAATGGTCTCAGCGCATGCTGCGCGAGGCGAACGAGGCACAGGCAAACGCCGAGGCCGGTTTAGCACCTGCGCCGCGCTGGCTGACCGAACAGGGCATTTCCCTTGCGGGAAATGCGCCGGTGATGGCGGCAAGTGCGATTCCGGTCGTCGGTCCGGCGGTCGGCTCGATCATGATGGGCGGCCAGGCGGCCGGCCAGCGCTCGTTTGAACTGAATGAGCAGGGCAAGGGTGCACGGGAGTCGCTGACGCGCGGTTTGACATCGGGTGCGATCGAGGCGGCAACCGAAAGACTGCCGCTCGGTCAGATGAGCAAGATTTTGCACTCCGGCGGCGTGAATGCCGTAAAAAATATCCTCATTCAGATGGGTGAGGAGGCGACAGAGGAAAGTGCAAGCTATTTCCTCAACTATGTTGCGGATCTGGCGGCAAACGATCCGGACGCAAAGTTTTCCCTTGCGGAGCTGACCCAGAGCGCTGCAGGCGGCGCGTTCGGCGGCTTAGTGTTTGGTACGGCGGGTGCGGTCGGTTCTCGCAGTGTATATGGCAGTCCGACGGAAAATCAGCTCACCAATCGTCCTATGACGGAATATGAGGCGCACGCAGATACGCCTTATCTGCAGGTGGAGCGGTTTACTGAACCGCTGACGCAGACAATGGTGAAAATTGACGAGCAAATGCGCAAGGCCGAGACTCTGCCGGAGGGAACCATCAAACAGCAGTATACAGCTGCGCTGCAGGAGGACGCCCAGCGCGTAAGCAAGCAGCTGTCTATTCTGGAGAATAACCGTGCTGAGCTTATGCAGGCGAGGAATATCGCTGAAAGGTTTGGAGCAAAGTTTGAACTCGCAGACCTCGGCCCTGCGGGCGGTAAATATGAAAACGGTACAATTACAGTCAATCCGTATTCCTCGTCACCGGTGCGGCAGGTTCTGGTGCATGAATTAACGCACCATTTGGAGAACAGCGGCAGCTATAACGCATTGCAGGAGATGGCGCTGCATCTGTTCACGCAGGAACAGGGCGTTTCTGCGGATGTACTGCGCGATAATATCACTCGAATGTACGCAGAACAGGGTGTTACGCTTGATACACAAGCGGCAAACCGTGAACTGACGGCGGCGTTCTGCGAAAAGCGGCTGTTTCAGGATGACGCCAGCATTCAGCGCCTTGCACAGACCGATGTATCGCTTTTCCAGCGGATTCGCCAGTGGATCGCAGATACAGTAATTCGCCTGCGAGGAACAAAGGAGCAGCAGCAGCTCCTGGAACTGCAGAGACGCTATGAAAAGGCTGCGCGTACGGTTGGTGCGGTGCAGGACAGAGGGGCACAGTACACGTTCGGCCGTGAGTACGATAACGAAACGCTTGCGAAAGCCGTTCAGATGGAGCAGGAAGACGCAGACAAGGACACTATCTGGAATACGCTCGGCGTTATTCGAGACACAAAGGGAAACTGGATCAATGAGATTGACGACAGTCGCATGAACTATGATGAGTTCGGCCTGCATCAGCTGAGAAAAGACCCGGATTTCCGACGGCTTGAAGAATTGGAAGATAAGGCGAATGCGACTGCGGAAAACTTCGGGTTCTCTCCGGAAGAATATGCGGAGTGGGAAAAGCTGACCGACAAATACGGCGATGCCGTATGGGACGACAAGTATCTGCTGCGCGATTATTTGAAGCATGACGAACTGTTTAAGCGTTATCCGTCTTTACAAGGCGTAAGCCTTGTATTTGAACCTATGAAGGCCGGAGAATTTGGATATTTCCAGGGACGCGATAACTCGATTCACCTGAATGAAGATTTTAAGCGCGTTCCTGAAAGTACGCTGCTCCACGAGATTCAGCATTTTGTCCAGAATAAAGACAACAGACCCGGAGGCGCAACGCCGGAATACTGGCGCTTGATGAATGAAAGCGCAGACGAGTGGCTTGACCGAAATCTGCTGCAAGACCGTAAGCAGAAAATCATTGAGCGCATGAACACGATCGAACAGCAGGTCGGTTATAACGATTTTTATGACAGCCTGCTTGACCGAGAGGAAGCAGGCGAACTGACAAGCGAGCAGGTTGACGCGCTGGATCGTGAGTTTGTTGCGCGCTATCCTGAGCTGGAAGCGCTGAGAAATGAGCTTTACAATGATGTTTATATGAAATTAAAGGAGCTCGGCAAGGGCAAGCGTGATCCGAACGAACTGTACCGCAATACGGCGGGCGAGATCGAAGCACGCGAAAGCGCAAGCCGTCGGAACATGACTGCTGAGGAGCGCAGACAGAAAACGCCCGACCTCGGCTGGGATCGGGCGGTGTTTGCGGAGGATGCAGGGCAGAGCATGGAGATCAGAACCTTGCCGGACGGGAAGCAATATGTTAAATCCGACCGACAGGTTATCGAAGGTGATGATGCGTCTGCATGGAGCAAACAGGCTGAACAGTTCATCAATGAAAAAATCCGCAATAATGCGGATTTGAGAGTATTCACAAAAGATGGATTTGCTATCGACATTACAGAACGTTCGGCATATAAATTATCCGACCCTCATGTGCAAAGTATTGAAAAGGTTGCGCGACCTATGCTTGACCGCGAGGCGTTGAAAGCGAAAATGCAGGCGGCGGGTCATATTGATGAGCTTGCGGAAACGGCGCGTTGGTCGAAGTTTGCTCCCGACCGGAACGGCAAGCACGTTAACGACATTGGTGAGGACGGTTTCGATACCTTTACGACCTATTTTGAGGATTCGGACGGGCAGTATTACCGCGTAAGATTCACAGCGGGTGTCAATGAGGATATGGATACTGCGTACAGCATCGGACTAATGGATAAAAGAAACCATCCGAGCAGTGCGGGCTCTTCCTCCGCCCCCTTTGGGCGTGGCGCTCAAAATACTCGAATGGTTTATGAGAACAGTATAACACCTGACGGAGCGAAAAGCAATACCTTTGGCTTCACGCCGGAGCAGATCGCAAAGGGAACGGTTCCGCTCTCCGATGCGATGCAGTACGGCAAGACGCCGGAACAGGCGGTGATGGAGGCGAACGCTCGCGCTGAGGGCGAGAGGGCGCGTAATGGTTATGAAAAAGGCGAAACCATGTCGTTCATGACTGGGACCAAAATGGGCTACCCCAGCGACACAGTTTCGCCTGACGGAAGTGATATCCCTTCCGTTGATAACAGTATATCTCCAAATGCGGAGAATGGCAATACAGAAGTTAAACCGCTCGGCAACTATGAGATGTACGGCAAGAGCAGGGAACAGGCGATGCGGGAACTGCAGAACAAGCTGACAGAAAAGCGCTCGTTCCTGCATGACGATGATTACAAGCAGGTGCGCGCGGTACAGTCCGCCGAGCTGCGCGAGACGTGGGAGCAGGCGCGACCGGTACACGAGCAGATCGAGAAGTTCCAGAAGAACCACCCGCTTTCCGCCAAGGATGAGCAGCTGCTGCAGGCCGCTATGGTGAACGGCGCAACAAACACGTTCAGCCAGTGCGACGATCCGGCAGCCGTCATGCACCGGTATCAGCTGCAGCAAGAATTGAACCGCAGGATGCAGCCAATCAAGGACTATCAGCGGACGCGCGGTGAGACCATGGCGCTGAATGCCGAGGAAATGGCGGACACCATTGCGGAGTTTGCCAAGGACAAGAAGATTCCCGGTGCGTACAGCCGTGAGACCATGGAGCGCAACAGCTATGATATTTTCGGCAAGGACAACCGAGACAAGGCCGAACAGCTGAATGACGAGTATTTTGCGCCCGTCCACAAGGCGGTTGCAGACCGCACGAACTATGTGAACACCATGCGTCAGCAGGTGGCAGACCTGCACCTGAGCAAGCACGAATCTGCACTGGTGCAGATGGCGCTTGAGGGACGGAATGACGTTGCTGCCGAGTACATCAAGAACAACAAGATCAAGGTGACAAGCAAGCTGCAGAAGAATGTGGCGGACGGCGTGGCAACGTTTCAGGCTATTTACAAGGAGTTGTATGAAGCGATCAACGAAACGCTGCTTTCCAACGGCATGGAGCCGGTACGCACCCGCAAGAACTATGCACCGCACTTCGTAAAGGACAAGCCAGACACGATGCTCGGTCGTATCCGTTTTGCGCTCGGTCTCGGCAAGGATAGCTCGGTAAATATCGGCACGGATATTGCCGGTATTACGGACGATTTCAGCCCCGGCAAGAAGTGGTTCGGCAACCTGCTCCAGCGCGATGGCGAACTGACCGACTATGACGCGGTTGCGGGCTTTGACCGGTACATCGAGACCGCCGGTGACGTTATCTTTCTGACGGACAGCGTACAGCAGCTGCGCTCGCTTGAGGACGCGCTGCGGTACCGGCTTTCGGACGAGGGCACGCGCGAGATGGTAAACCAGATCCGCAACGACCGCAGTCTGAACGCGCTTGAACGGCACCAGAAGATTCAGTACGCCTACGACTCCAACACGGATAATATCCAGAAGCTGTACAACCAGAAGAAGCAGGGCATGGGCGGCTATGTTTCCAACCTGCACGAGTATATCAACAACCTTGCGGGCAAGAAGGCACGCGCGGACCGCGGCTGGGAGGAAATGATCGGCCGACAGATGTACACGGTAGCGAAGAACGTTGAGGGACGTGTGGCGGCGAACATGATCGCCATGAACCCCGGCTCGTGGATCACGAACTTTATCCCGATCACGCAGGCGAGCGGCGAGGTGAGCACGGCAAACCTCATCAAAGCCATGCGCGACACGGTGAAAAGCGCCGTGAAGGACGACGGATTCACGGTCGGCTCGGTTTTCCTGACCAACCGCGAGGGCACGCAGTTCCTCGACCGGACACTGACGCGCAAAATCTCCGATATTGCCGGCATGCCGATGGAGGCAATCGACCACTTTACCAGCAATGTGGTAACGCGTGCGAAGTATCTGCAGAATATTCAGGACGGCATGGGCCTGCAGGAGGCGTTCGACAACGCAGACACGTTTGCCGCCAACCTGATGGCAGACCGCTCCAAGGGCGCGCAGCCGACCGCGTTTAACAGCGTGAACCCTGTCCGCAAGGTGTTTACCATGTTCCAGCTTGAGGTGAACAACCAGCTTTCCTATCTGTTCAAGGACCTGCCGAGGGCGAAGCAGAGCGTACCAAAACTGGCGTGGGCGTACACGAAGGTGTTTACCGGCGCGTACCTGTTCAACGCGGTTTACCATCAGCTGACCGGCCGTGATTCGGCGTTTGACCCGATCGGCATGATCGCGGATGCATTCGGCTTTGATCCGTTCGACGATGACGACAAGGACAAGAAGAAAAAGTCCGGCGTGGACATTGCGCTCGACCTCGGCGAAAATGTTGCGGAACAGGTTCCGTTTGTCGGCGGCCTGCTTGGCGGCGGCCGTGTGCCGATCTCCTCGGCCTTCCCGGATTTCGGCAAGCTGAAAGAGGAATACGAGAACGGATACGACAAAAAGCGCATTGCGCTTGACGCGGCAAAGAGCGCGGCCAATTCGGCGGCGTACCTGCTGCTGCCGTTCGGCGGCGGTGCGGTGAAGAAGGCGCTCGAGGGCGCGGCCACGGTTTACGCGGGTGGCAGCTACTCGTATGACAAGAAGGGCGAGAAAATCCTGCAGTTCCCGACCTATGGGCAGAAACCGGCAGACTGGGCACAGGCGCTGCTGTTCGGCAAGAGCTCCAGCGATGAGGCCCGTGCATGGCGCGAGAGCGGCTATGAAACCTTGAATGCGGAGGAGACCAAGGCGTTTGATGAACTGCGTAAACGTATCAAGACATGGAAGGAAAACGACAACAGCGAGGCTGTCTATGCAGCTATCAAAGCCATGCGTGCTATTACAGATGAAGCGCGAGAGAAGTATCCGGAGGGCTACACAGATGTAGCAGCCGGACAGAAGCGCGAAATGCTGTTCAACGACAACGATCTGAACGAGATGCAGAAGAACTACCTTGACCGCGAACTGATCGGCAGTGCTGTCGGTTCTTCCGGTGATTATTCCTCTCGGGATATGTTCGATATTAGCCAGAAGGTGCGCGAGGCTCGGCAGGATGACGCGATGGAGGCACTCAAGCATGGTATTTCTGTTGACGAGTTTGCAAACTGGGATGCCATTATCGAGCAGACTCTGACCGACAACGAAGTAGATGCTGAGGATTTTGTAGAGGGCGAGAACAACGAACTTTACAAAAAGAACGAGGCACTTTATGCAATCCTGAATGAATACACCAACAGCGGCGAACACACGGACGCGGAAAAGAACGCGTTTGCGGACTATCTGCTTGTTTCTGCTATGGAGGAGAGCGACCGGGAACGCTGGGACGCGGTGAAGGGCACGGTCAGCGCGACCGACTTTGTGAAGTTTGCTGGTGACATGGCAACCTTCAACAAGGAATACAAGGGCTCCGGCATGAGTAAGAGCGATGCGATGCAGACCATTCTCAACGGCTATGGCAATCTGTCCGACACGCAGAAGGATGCGCTGTTCGGCGCGTACAGCGACAGTGCGTCCGGCAATGCGTTCCATATCTCCAAGTATGAGGAGGCTATTAAGGACAATTCGTTCTACTCTTACCTCAAGGACGCAGGCAAGAAGGAGCTGCGCTCACTGCTCAACAGCTACGAGAAACATGTGGCGGATAACGTCAAGCTGGACGGCTGGGAGGCCAAGGCGGCCGTTGCCAAGGAGGCCGGTATTTCGCCGGGCATTTACGCGTTGTTCCAGGTCGCGCTGCAGGAGGCGGACACGGACGGCAAGGGATTGAGCCAGGCAAAGGCCAAGGCGGCCGTTGAGTCGGTCGGCGGTCTGACACAGGCACAGAAAGCGTATTTGTGGCAGAGCGCAAACAAGAGTTGGAAAAAGAACCCCTACGGCTCGGCAACGGTTTCCGAGTACCAGTACGCGGGCGGTGAGTTCGCAAACCCGGTTGCGGGCGGTACGATCTCAAGTAAGTTCGGTCCGCGTGACACGTTCGCGACAAGCAACGGTGCCTCGTCCTCGCGCTGGCACAAGTCGATCGACATTGCCGCGCCTGCCGGTACGGCGATCAAGTCGGTTCAGGGTGGCAAGGTAACCGCAAACGGCTGGGTCTCCGGTTACGGCTGGACGATCGAGGTAACACATGGCAATGGCTATGTGAGCATGTACCACCACATGCAGAACCAGAGCAGCGTTGCGGTCGGCACGGAAGTAAAGCAGGGGCAGACGATCGGCAACGTCGGCAGTACCGGCAACTCGACCGGTCCGCACCTCGATCTGACGATCACCAAGGACGGCACGCCGGTGGATCCTGCGTCGCTGATTGGCGATTACAAGAACGCAAAGACCGGGTATGTTTACGAGGGTTCGCCGGTTTATACGCAGCTGTCCTCGGCGGCAGGCAAAAAGAGCAGTGCCGGCGGCTCGGGGAAGTCGGGAGGAAGCTCCGGCGGACTTAAACAGCTTAAGGGGCTTAGCGGGCTGAAAGGATTGGGATTCTGATAAGAAAATATGAAAGCGCCGTCGGTTGACGGCGCTTTTGTTATGGATAACTTTGATGGGCGGATTCACTGGCGGCGTAGCCTTCGCGGTATCCGTCCTCATAGCCTTTGTCATAGCCGTTGCTGTATGACGTATCGGCATCATCGGAATCGCGAGAGTATTCAACGCCCGATTCAAAACCACTGAGATATGCGTCGCGCTTGGTTTCAAAGTCGGTTTCGGCTTCAGGTCCGTAGTCGCCTAAAGCGAGCTGTTCGGATTGCTCCGCTGCCTGCATGAGCGCTTCGTAAAACGGCGCGTCCTTTGATATATAATCTTCTGCGCTGGCGACCGGCACCAGCAGGGCGGCACAGCAGAGTGCCGCAATCAGCTTTTTGTTCATATTGCAAAATCCCCCAACATCTGTTAATATAGTGCTGAGGGATTCTGCTTCTGAGAGGGAGTGGTTCTCTTCAAGCCGTTGTCAGGTGCGATCTGACAGCGGCTTTTCTTTATGCCTGTTGATCCACTGCAGGCTCATCACGTTTTTTATATCGGGGGTTTCCTTTCAGGTCTGCGACGTACTCGCGGACCTTTTCTTTTCCCTCATCGTTGAATGAGCGGTAGTCGGTAACAAGCTGCTGCTCGTCTGGTGGCGCCTGCGTGTACGCATTCGGGCTTTCCTCGAACATTTCATAAAATAGATGTTCAAAATTCTACATAATTGATTCAGGAGTTCGATGTTCGGTGTGTTTACTCCTTTGATCCAGTTTGTAACCGTTGGCTTTGATACGCCGAGCATTCGGGCGATTTCAGCCTGCGTATAATCTGACCCTTTTATATAGCGTGCAACGTTGCGCTGTACAGTTTCTCGTATTTCCATTGGTTTCACCTCCTTTCTCTTTTGAGTTAATTATATCATAACTACGAACAGGTGTAAAGGAAATGATTAAGAATAAACCAACTATTTTACAAAAAGGTCTTGACAGCTAGCGGAGAACTAATTATACTGTAAGTACAGTTAAGCAAGAACTAACAGAGAGGTGAATGATATGAATATATACGAAAGAATTTATGAGTATCTGATCAGCCATGGAATCCAGCAGAAATTTGTCGCAGAAAAATGCGGCTGGACGAAAGTAAAAATGCATCACCTAATGCATGGTAGTCAGCAAATGAGGATTGAAAAATACGTTATGATCTGCCACGTGCTGGGCTTGCCGTTCGGCTACTTCGGGGATGATACGACAAACCCCGCCAGCAGCAGCTGACAGACAAGGAAAGGGTGAGAGGATGGACACCGAGAAAAACAAAGAAGCCCCGCAGGACGGGACTTTGTATAAAATGGCACCGTATCGGTGCGGGCGGCGTACGCCGGAACGAGTGCGCAAGCAAATCCGCAAGGCTATGCAAGCCGAGAGACGCAGACGGTTGCTTGCCGAATTGATTTCTCGTAATCACGGATGCATTTAGAGCGCTTTTCGGTTTTGAGCATTTCAGCATAGAACGAGATAAGACGTTTGACAGAAACAACGATGAACGCTTTATCCTCGTCAGACAGAAGCAGACCGGTTTCAGGCTCGGACTGGAATGCACAGACTTTTTGCAAAAGCGTTTCCGCTTGCTTTTGCTCTTCAGACAATGGATCGGAAATATTGTTTGAAAGCATAAGTACAAGGGTTTCTGCATCGAGCGGTTCGGCCTGATACTCCAGCGCTTCACGCATGATGGCTATATCCTGCGGACGCAACATTTTCGGCATGGGAATCACCTCCTTTCTGCTTTTCAGTATAGCAGATAAGGAAAACGAAAACAACGCCGTGCAGGCGGAAGGGAAGGGGTGAGGGGATGGACGAAAAAGAAAAAGTCCCGCCAGCAGCAGCTGACGGGGGTTGCGGGAAATTAGTTTGCTGCTGCGATGAGTGCATCTGAAATAGACTTTGCGAGTTCGTTCAGCGCACTGGCGTTAGCAGCACAGAGCCTGCCGAGCAGGCAGAAAGGAAGGGGTGAGGAGATGGAAAACGATCTCGACCTTGCATTCACGGCAATAGAAACAGCGGCGGTTCGCCTGCACGCAAACACACCGCTGTTTTCGGGAATGGCAGAACTTGCGGAATCGGACGAATGGTTCCGCAAGGAGCTTATTCGGGCTTTGCTCCTGTCGCTCGATCTGATTCGCCGAGAAGGTGCAGAGGTGGAGGAAACGCCTCTGTTGGCACGGGTTCGCCGCGCATATACATCAACGTGATCGCGGCACAGCATTTTTGACATTGTGTTCGGCCTTCCATAGCATCACAGCCGTTGCACATAGCAAAGGTTTTACCATCTTCGGTGACGGTGGTTTTGGTATAGACCGTGTGTTTCATCCACGGATGAAGCGGACATATCACCAGACAACTACGCTGAACAATTTTGCACATGAAAATACCTCCTTTCCTGCTTTTATTGTAGCGGATTGGAGAGGGAAAGACAAGGAGAGCGTGAAACGATGAAATTTGTTATCTCGAACAATGACTGCGACAAGGAATTAGAAAATGTCGCGGAAAAGACCGTTGCGCTGCTTGCGGACTGCGTGGAGCAGCTCGGCGAGCAGAACGCGAACGCCCCGCAGGCACAGGTAGCCAACACGGCACTGAAAATCGAAATGTGTTTGAAGATTTTGAAATTTGTCCGGGATTAAGGAGGACGCCATGAAAACAACATATGCAGAGGTTTGGGTAACGCTTGAAAAGCCTGCGGGCGGGCGCATGATGAAACAGTTTTTCTGTGCCAGCCGCGCTGACGCTATCGCAAAGGTGACTGAGTGGGCGGACAAAGCAATTAAGATTGAGGTGATCCCCAAGTGAAAACATACAACGAGTATCTCGGCATGAGCGCCGAGCAGCTGCTGGCTGACCCGGAAGCGCCGGAGAGCCTGCGGATCGCTGCCCGCATTGAGCTTGAGAAAGCACAAAAGTTCAATTTAGAGGTAGAGGTTACGCGGACGGCAACAGACAAGCCGGTTTAAGCATAGGCTTTAGAAAGGGGTGGTTACGGTGGCAATCGTGGCTGAATATCATTATCCGAACGGTACGGTACGCATAGACGACGACTGCTACCGTGACGTTCCGCCGGAGGAAATGCAGCGGCGCATTGAGCGCCTGTAGAAAACGGCGTGGGAATTACTGATGAATCAGGAACGGAGGAAGAAAGATGAAGGCAAGTAAGTTTATGATGAGTCTGTCGGCGGCGGTGTTTGGCGGCGTGATGTACATGCAGATCGCGGGTGCCTGCAGCCGCATGCAGGCGGCGGTGCTTGGAACGGCGATGCTGGTATGCATGGCAATCTGCTATGCGGATCTCTGTGCGGCAAAACGCCGCCGGGCGGCAGAGGAAGTCAAGGCCCGCAAGGCGGCCCGCGTCTCCATGGACAAGGCGGCACACATTGCGTACCGCGCCGACCTGATGAGGCAGATCCGCTGATGGCCGACTGGAAGAAAAACCGGCAGAAGTTCCAGATGCCGCATGACCGGGTGGAACGCTGCATGCGGTATGTGAAGGCCGTCGAAAAAGCAAAGCGGAAGGCTGAGAAAGCCAAAACGGCCGCAGCGCGACCGGAGCCTGCGCAAGGAACGGCCGAGTTCGAGGCGCTGCTGCTCGAACGGTGGCAGGCTCGGCAAGAGGCTAAAAAACAGGAGGGCGGCCATGCAGAGATTTAGCGGATTGGAAATTAAGCCGTATTCTCAGCTGACCGAGCTGCCGCGGGTGCGGATCGACAGGGTGCGCGTTGAGGTACAGCGCACCCTGTTTGGCGAGGTGGAGTATCACCTTGTCGGAACCTACGGCGATGAGGGCAAGGCTTACCCGATCTGTCAGCCGTTTGCCGATCTGCCAGACGTATGGGAAAAGAAGAAAGAAATAGAAAGCGCCATTTTCAAGGCGCGGCAGGAGGAACAATATGCGAGAAAAAGAAAAGACGCGGGTTATTTGGAGACACCCGCAAGGCCGGTTTGAGATACAGGAGACCGAGCATTACAGTCTGTTCGATCACTGCACTTACTACACGCGCGAATGCGTATTTACGCCGCAGGACGATGCGCGCGGGCTGTGCAGCGAGGTGCCGACAGCCATTTATGTGCCGGAGGAAATCAAGCAGGAGGGTCGGTGGCAGCCGCGCGTGACGGATGAGGAAAAACAGCGGCTTGCGAAAATGTATCAAGCAGGCATGCCCATTCGCGCTATCTCAAGGGAGACCGGACGGGCGTATGAGACGATCACAAACGTGCTGGAGGAACTGGGCTGCCGGAAGAAGAAGCCGCACAAATCGGTTCACTGGACGTACGAGGAATATCAGAAGGCGGTTGCTATGCGCAAGCGCGGCTATCTGTTCAAGGAGATCGGCGCGGCGCTCGGCAAGAGCAATCATGCCGTGCAGAATAAGTTTGCGAGGGAGGGGTATTGATGCGTTTTACGGACAAGCAGTTAGATCATTTTCGTGAGGTCGCGAAAATGGTCGGGAGAAGGTCAGTACAGAGAGGTGACAAGCTGGCATGAAGAAGCGGAGAGGCAAGCCGGCCGGCATGAATTATGCCGATGTACTGGAACGCAAGCGCCTGATCCGGCAGGCTGTGCAGGATGAAGTTATCCTGCACGAGGTGAATATCTCCATGCAGCGGCACTTGTGGCTGACGGCGGTTGCGCTGCACGAGGCGTATGGCTTCTCGGAAAAGCGGCTCGACAAGTTTTTCGACGCCTTTCAGGCGGCTGCGGATGAGCTGCAGAAAATGATCGACGAGGTGGATCAGGATTACGCATACGAGAAGCTGCGGCTGAGAGCAGAGGAAATTTCAAAACGGGATATTGTTTTTTATGAGGATGTGATGAAATGAATGTGAAAAGAGCGGCGAAGCTGATGCAGATTGCAAGCTATTACGGCGAGGAAAAGCAGGTCTGCAAACTGATGGAAGAATTGGGCGAGGCTATGAGCGCGGCAAGTGAGGTGCTGATGCTGCTCAGCTATCACGAGCAGGGCGGCAAGAAACGAGATTTGACCGCGAGACTGGAACACCTTGCCGGAGAACTGGCTGATGTGGTCAATGTCACTGAGCAAATCATTCAGCTTTTTGGACTGGAAACCGATTTTAAGGTGGCCCGGCACGCGGGGATTCAGAAAACACTCAAGCGGATTCGGGAGGAAATGAGCAATGCGCAGCCCGACAGAGACGGCACACCTGGTTGATTCGCATTACAGCCGGAGTTTCGGCAGACCGCCGGATGCGGAAATGCGTGAGTTTATCCGGAACGCTGCCGAGCACGGTCTGACGGCGGACGAGCTGATCAACTGCATGACGGCGGCTGTGGTTACTTATGGGTTTGGTGCGTATGAGCGCGATTACCGAAAGGTTTTCGTGGCTGAGGCGCGGAAGATTTGGAAGATGAAAAACGGAAAAGAGAAAGCCAGCCCGTGAAGGGCTGGCTTCATCCGACTTACTATATATGTTGCGGCGCAGATGCAGGAGTCGGCCGCAAGAGGTGATTTATGTTATATCAAAAACAGGAGTGCAATGGTGCGCTCTATCAGATGTGTTTATATTCCATGGGCACGATGCCGGGTATGTCGCCCAGGCAGAGGGCGGGCAGACGGCGGACAACCGAGAAGGCCAAGCAGGAGATCAACCGGCGACAGCGCAAATGGCGGCTGATGCAGCTAATCAACGCCAATTTTGTGAGCGGTCGGGATCTGTTTGTGTGCCTGACGTATGCGCCGGAGGCGTCCAGAGCGCGTGCTTTGGAGAAATTCCATGCGAAGATGAAAAAGGCGTACGCCAAGATTGGCCTTACCTACAAATACATAGCGGTAACGGAAGAACATGACATGGACGGTGAGCCGGTGCGGCTGCACCATCACCTGATTCTCAGCGGCGCGCACGGCGTGCAGCTGGCCGAGGTGGTGCGTGATTGCTGGGCTTCCGGTCTGGCCGATGTGCGCACGCTGCGCGAGGGTGCGGACTTTTTCGAGGACACCGCCATCTATCTGCTCAAGGAGGACAGCCACAAGGGCAAGGGCGCCCGCCGGTACTCCACCAGCCGCAATCTCACGCCGCCCGCCGAGCCGGTGCGGCTCAGACTGGGCGAGGAGGAGGAGGCCGAAGTGCCGCCCGGCGTGAAAGTCATCGAACATGTGCAGAACGCGAATGAGTTCGGTCGCTATGAGGTTATGGTCGGCCGCATTTACAACCAGGCGGCGTTTAGCGCATGGTGGCAGATACAGCGGCGCAGGGCTGCTCCCGATCCGTGGGAACGCCTGCGCAGGAGACGGCAAAGAAAAGTTTAAGATATCGGCGGCCGGGTCCGCCTGACAGCCTTGTAGGGGGTCTAACAATTCCCCTGCGGTTTATCGGAGAGGTTCGGACGAATGAATACAGATTGTAATCACATTACTGTTTGTACTCTATCAAAGGACGGAGCGCGCGGAAGCGCGTAACGGTGACGAACGCAAGGCGGGAGGCCGATGCGGCAGGAGGTGTATCTGGTGACAAAAGACAGATTGCGGCAGATTGAAAGTCTGGTCTGTGAACTGGAAGAAGAAAGAGAACGGTTTGCGCGGGAGGCTCGGCACCACAAGCGGATCGAGGAGACTTACGGCGTCGGCTGCCTGTTTGGCCGGGATGCACTGGACGCGGCACGGGATCGGCTGCAGGCCATTGAGGCCGAGTGCCAGGATGAGCGCGACACGGTGCGGCAGTGGATCGACAACGTTTCAGACTCCATGACCCGGCGCGCCCTGCGGCTGCGGTACCTGGACGGGAAGAGCTGGGGCGAGTGCGCCCGGCGGATGGGGTACGCGGATGAGAGCGGACCGAGGAAGCTGGTCGGGAAATTATGGTCGAAATAGCCGTGTCAAAAGGTGTTCCTTTTCGCACGGCAGATTGACGGCGGTATTTTTATCGGTATGGCGTGCGAAAAGGCTTGTCTTTTGATTTACGGACGTTCCGCGAGGCAACAGGACATTTTGAAACGCATTGAGCAAACAGGAGGTCAAATATGGAAAAAGTATACGGATATGCGCGGGTCAGCACGCGCGAACAGAATCTCGACCGTCAGATTGCAGCGCTGCGGCAGTACATCGCCGATGAGCGCGACATCATCACCGACAAGGAGAGCGGCAAGGACTTCAACCGCCCGGGATACCAGTATCTGCGCGAGGCACTGCTGCGGCCGGGCGACACGCTCATCGTCAAGAGTCTTGATCGGCTCGGGCGCAACAAGCAGCAGGTCAAACAAGAACTGGAATATTACAAGGCGATGGGTGTGCGCGTGAAGATCATCGACCTGCCGAGCACGATGGCTGACTTTCCAAAAGGTCAGGAGTGGATCTGCGAAATGGTAAACAACATTATGATCGAGGTGCTCGCAACGATCGCAGAGCAGGAGCGCCTCACCATCCGCCAACGGCAGGCCGAGGGCATCGCCGAGGCGAAAAAGCAGGGGCGGCAGCTTGGACGAAAAAAGACTGAGCTGCCCGCTGAGTGGGAGTTAGTCACAGGATTGTGGAAAAGTGGGAGCATCACGGCCGTGCAGGCGATGGACCGGCTCGGACTGAAAAAGAGTACATTTTACCGCATGGTGCGGGAGCAGGAATAAAAAATACCGCTCTGCGGCGGCGTTGACAAACACGGTGGTTGGGGTGTAAAATAAGAGTACAAAAGGGACGCAGCCATGAACGGTTACTCCCGATTGGTTATGTCATTGAAAATGACCGCAATCTTGGAGGAGGGCGGTCATTTTCTTTTGCTGATTTTGAGAATCAGTTCAGCAAAAGCTATGAGAAGGAGACAAAACTGAAATAAATCAGAAAATGTAACCATCATAGCATCACCTCCCCTCGTGTTGGGTAAGGTGGGAATAACCGCACATAGCGTTAACATGGCTGTGTCCGCAACAACAGTATAACACACGAATCGACAAAGGGCAATCCAAGAGGGTTGCCCTTTTTTATGCGCTCCTGCGCGTTCTGACGGACGCGCTCGGGCGCTTTTTTCTGCCGGAGTAAAGTTTTCCGTTTTTTCCGATTTTCCCGATTATACTTAAATCCAGAAAAACAAGACGCGCGCGGGAGGTGATTGGATGCAGCAGCGCGGGAGTAAGTATGACCAGAAAATCAAAGACGAGGCGCTGGCACTGATTGCGTCCGGCGTAAAAATCTCCAATGCGTCGGTGCGGCTCGGAATCCCCAAGAGCACGTTATCGGATTGGGTACATACCCAGAACGAGAGCGACGAGGACGGTGTGGCTGCCCGGCGGGAGATACGCCGCAAGCAGATCGCTCGGTGCGAGAAGATCGGGGACAAGGTACTGCGCGCGCTCGACCGCAAGGCTGAGGCCGCCGCGAAGGACACCCGGACCATCAATGACGGACTGGCAGTGCTTGAAAAAGCGGCCAAGGACGGCGTGATCGCGCTGAGTGAAGCCGAGGTGGCAAGTCTCAGAAACGTTGTAAGCGATTACACCGGCGTCGGCCTGCGCGAGCTGGCCGGAACCATGAAGGATGTTGCGGCAAGACAGGAAACGCTTGAGGCTCACCTTGCTGAGAAGGAAGAAGCGGCTCCGGAGATCAACCTGCAGCTGACGCTTGTTGATCCGGCAAAGGCGGTTAGAGATGAATCTTGATTTTCAGATTACGCCGAAACAGCAGCTTTTTATGGACACGGATGCTTTCGAGGTTCTTTACGGCGGTGCAGCCGGCGGCGGCAAGACGTTTATTCAGGCGCTGGACGCTCTTGTATACGCGCTGCGGTATCAGGGCAGCAGGCAACTAATCCTCAGACGCACGTTTAAGGAACTCGAACGCTCCATGGTGCCGCAGACGATGGAGTTGTACCCCGCCAGTGTGGCAAGCTACAACACAAGCAAACACATTTGGAAGGTTGGCAAATCAACCATTGAGATGGGATACATTGCAACCGAGGGCGATGTGCAGCAGTACCAGTCCGCCGAGTATGACGTGATCCGGTTCGACGAGATGACGCATTTCACCGAGAGCATGTACACCTACATGATCTCTCGTGTGCGTGGCACGCGGCCGTTTCCGAGACACGTCAAATCGACCGCTAACCCCGGCAGTGTGGGACATACCAACGCCAAGAGCCGGTTTATCGACATTGGCGCTCCGATGGAGGTGCACCGCTGCGAGGGCGGCACGCGGCTGTTTATTCCGGCAAAGCTGGAGGACAACCCGTTTCTGCTGACCAAAGACCCGCAGTACGAGGAACGTATGAAAAACCTGCCGCGCGAAATTTACATTGCGCTGCGTGAGGGCAACTGGGATTACTACGTCGGACAGTATTTCACTGAGTTCAAGCGGGATTTGCATGTTGTTCGTCCGTTTGAGATTCCGGCATGGTGGAGACGGTATGTTGCGATCGACTACGGCCTCGACATGCTGGCGGCGTACTGGATCGCGGTGGATGAGAACGATTATGCGGTGGTTTACCGTGAGGTTTACCAGCCCGACCTTATCATCCCGGAGGCGGCCAAGCGACTGTTGAACGCAAACTGTAATGACGATATCACGGCATGGTTCGCGCCAAAAGACCTGTGGAACAGGCGGCAGGAGACCGGCAAGAGCGTATCCGACTTGTTTGCGGAGTACGGTCTGTATCTCTCCAAGGTGAGCAACGGCCGTGTGGCCGGATGGTACGAGCTCAAGCGCCGGCTGCAGCCTGTGCCCGATGTGGATGGTACACTCAGACCGAAATTGCAGATTTTTGATACCTGCTTGAATCTCATTCGCACACTGCCGGGCTTGCAGCACGACGAGAAGAACCCTAACGATACGGCAACCGAGCCGCACGAGCTGACGCACGGACCGGACGCGATCCGGTATTTCTGCGATGGCTGTCCGCTGCCTGCGGAACTGCCGAGAGTACGAGACGAGGATTATCTATCAACTGAGGAGGAAATGGGAAATGTATTTAGCTATTAGCGCCGTTGCGGCGATGTGTGCTTTTCTGGCTGCTGTGCAGACCCGAAACGCCAAGCGCTTGGGCGAGGATTTGCGGCAAAAGACCGTAGAAGCGGAATCCTTTCAGCTGACTGCGCGGACGATGGAGGAACGCATGCACACTGAGGAGGCGGCGCGCACGCAGCTTGCGGACCGCATTACCAAGGTGGAGACTGCCCTGCGTGAGAGTGAGGACACGGCCTGCCGGTTGCGGCAGGAGCTGCAGACCGGACGCAAAGCTGCGAAGGAGCTGCAGGAAGAACTCGACTCCACCAAGGATGCACACGACGCGGCAATCAGCGCGATGTGGAGCGCCCGCAACGAGGTTGATAATCTCAAGCAGGAGAACGGCAAGCTGACCGAGGCGCTGAACACCGAGCGGGAGGCTGCAGAGCACTTGAGAGAGGAATTACTCAAGGAGCAGGCGTACCGGCTGAGTACCGAGGGCCGCATTATGCGTGAGGTGAATAATCTGCTCTGCTATGACGGAACCGCCCACGGGCAGGAGGATTTGAGCGATGAATGAGCAGAAAATCACGCTCACGGCTGACAGGATACAGGCCGAGTACGAAAAAGGTGTGCAGTACAACACCGGCATTGGGTTGTACGAGAACGTCAAGCAGTGCGAGAATTTTGTGGAGGGCAAGCAGTGGGAAGGACTGAAATCCAAGAATCTGCGGCCGATCACGATGAATGTACTTGACCCTATCGTACATTACAAGGTCGCGCAGATCGTTTCCAACGATGTGGATCAGGACATTGAACCGTTCCTGCCGGATGAGCAGGCCGAGTATGCGGCGAAAATCCTCGAACAGAGCATTGACCGCGTTGTGGAGCGCACCAAGCTGAAAAGTAAGCACCACATGGTTCTGCGCGATGCTTGCGTGGACGGTGACGCGGCGCTGTATTTTTACTTTGACGCAAGCAAGCAGTCCGGTTTGGGCGGGGTGCAGGGCGAAATCTGCGCCGAACAGGCGATGAACACCAACATTTTGTTCGGAAATCCGGCGAACAGCAATGTGCAGGAGCAGCCTTATCTTATCATTGTGCGCCGCAGACCGGTATCTGAAATCCGTAAGGACGCGAAACGGCTCGGCTGTGCCGAGTGGGAGAGCATCGAGGGCGATTCCGACGGCCTGTACAAGGGCGACGATCAGCAGACCGACAGCGACAACCTCGGAAATGAGCTTGTGCGGTTCTGGAAGTCCGAGGACGGCAGGGTACACTACTGCCGCAGCTGCGGGCGCGTGATGATCGAGCAGGATGTGGCAACGGAAATGACACTCTATCCCGTCGCGTATATGAGCTGGAAGCCGAGAAAGAACTGCTATCACGGCGTGATGGAGATCAAGCCGCTCATCAACACGCAGATTGAGATCAACAAGCAGTGGACGGCGCTTGCGATCATGCTTCGCAACAATGCGATTCCCAAGCTGGTTTATAACCGAAATAAGTTCCCGGACGGCTGGAACCCGGATGCAACCAGTATCGGCGTGACCGGCGATGTGAAGGACGCGCTTACCGGCGTTGCAGGCTCGATGCCGATTCCGACCGAGGCCACCGGCATTACGTCAACAATGACGGACGCGCTCAAGAGTGTTGCCGGTGCCAATGACGCGGCGCTCGGCAACGTCAAGAATCCGGAGAACAGCAGTGCGATCGTAGCGGTACAGACCGCGAACGCTGCGCCGCTTGCACTGACCAAGATCGCATATTATCAGTTTGTCGAGGACTACGAGCGGGTGCTCATCGACATGATGCACGCTTACTACGGCATGCGTCAGGTCAAGATCACGGACGAGGCGACAGACCCGGAAACCGGTGACACGCAGGAGCAGACCCGCGTGGAGATGTTCGACTTCGGCACGCTCTCGGTCGAGGCCCTCGACCTAAACATCCATATCGGCGAGGCAAGCTACTGGTCGAGAATTCTGCAGGTGTCCACGCTGAACAATCTGCAGACGGCGGGTGTTATGCCCAATATGGTTGAGTTTCTTTCTCGTATGCCGGAAGGCAGCGTAAAGGATCAGGAAGGACTGGTCGAGGCTGCAAAGAGAGTGCAGCAGCAGGCCAGCATGCAGCAGGCATTACAGCAGGGAGGTTTAATGAATGGATAACAATGAAAGCAAGTCGGAACGCTTCGTGCGACTGGCAGAGCCGCGCGTGAACCGTGCGTGCAAGGCAATCAGCATGATCGGCCATCTGGCGGCAAGCTCGTACGAGTACACCGAGAAGCAGGTTGAGGCCATGTTCGGTGCTATGCAGGAGGAGCTGAATGCGCAGAAGGCGAAGTTCACCAAGGGGACGGACCGGAATTTTCGGTTTTAAGAAGGGAGATACGGCATGAAAACCTTTGAAGATTTGGCACTGAAAGATGTAGCACCTCTGACGGAGAGCACTGACTATAAGGATCGTTTCCTTGGTGAATTTCTGGAAACAAAGATCCGCTATAATAAGCTGCACAAGATGCTTATTAAAGCAGAAGCTCACAATCTGGATTTTACGCCGGACTGTCCGCTTAATGTGCTGATCGCACAGATTCATCACATGGGTAATTATCTGCACGCAATGGAAGTTCGCGCAGAGTACGAGGGAATTGACCTCGGTTTCTGTATTAAGAGCCTTTTACATGATTTGGAGCGTGCCGAGAGCGGCTGCTGCGTGAACGCAGAGGATCCTACGAGATATTAACACCCCTGTTCCGGCGTTCGGACGGGCGGGAGCTGACCTCACCCGCCCATTGATTCCCCTTATTTCTTTCTGATGGCGGGCACCCTCGTTCGGGTCGAGGGCGTCCGTCCGAGCGCCGGAATACAACTGAGTCCGAGACTGTGACGGGCAGTAATGCCCAACGACCGAGCCTGCTTTACCCAGGGAACGGCCATACCTATTTTCTCCTTTCTATTATGACGGCTGGCAAGGTTTTTGAGTTCATTTTTTCCTTGCCTGCCCGTCAGAGTCTCGGACACGATCTCTTTTCCTGCACTGCGGCGGGCGTGGGCGTTTTTGCCATATCACCCTCGTCCGGGTTCACCTCTTTTGATGTAGCGTTATGGAAAACGGGTGGGTGCACTGCTTACGGAACGGCGGTGCGTCCGCCGGAGTGCAGGAACACACGATAAACACACGGCAATGAGACGCAAGTCTTTTGCATATAGGAGGATTTGTCTTATGGATTGGGAGACCAGCAATTCGGCAGACGTAAACACGAGCCTCGGAAACGAGGACATGGACGGTTTTAACGGCGACGATTTTCTTGCGGCGCTTGAAGGCAATGACGGCTTGGAAGACCAGCAGACCGCCGCCGAGGGTGCAGAGGAGACCGTGCAGGACGGTGCGGAAGACCAGCGCGCCGAAGAGCAGCAGGAAGAACCGGAGGAACAGCCGCCGGAAGGCGGCGCAAACAGCGATGCGGCACAGGCTGCTGCACCGCAGACGGTACCCTTCAAGTGGAAGGACACTGAAATTCTACTGCCTGCCGAGGCAGTAAATGCGCTGCAGAGCGCACTCGGCGCGAATCCTGTGGAACTGCTTCAGAAGGGCATGAACTACGACGCCAAGGGCGAACGTGAGTTCCGCTTACTGGATCAGTACGCCGAGGCCGCCGGCATGAACCGGCAGCAGTACCTCGAACAGCTGGAGAGCGCACGCAATGAGCAGCTTCTCTCGGCTGAGATCGAACAGTGCCGCACGGAGTTTCCGGATACACCGGACGCGGCGCTTAAAGCAATCGCCGAGGGCCGCATGGCTTCCCAGCGTGCAGCCGCGGCACAGGCCGCCGAACAGCAGCGCGCACAGCTTGACGCCATGCAGCAGAGAATTGATCAGACCGTTGCGCAGGCAAGGCAGGAGGCCGACGAGCGCGCGTGGGACGAATACGAGACTCTCGCAGGCGTTCACAAGCCGGAGGACGTGCCGCCGCGCGTGATGGAACTCGTAAACAGCGAGGGCATGACGCCTGTTGCGGCGCACTGGCGCTATATGAGCGAACAGGCACAGCAGCAGGTCGAGATCGAGAAGAAGAACAACAAGAACAAACAGATGAGCCCCGGAAGTGTGGCAGGAAACGGAAACGACACGAGCGATCCGTTCCTTAAGGGCTTCCTTGGGCTGTAAAAGGAGTGACATAATCAATGGCAATCAATCTTACTACCAAATATTCCGAGCAGATCGAGAAGGCATACACCCATGACAGCTACCTGAAAAGCCATTGCAAGGCAAACGTGGAGATGATCGGCGCAAAGTCCTGCCGCGTTTACATGCTCAATACCGTTCCGGTTGTGGACTACACCCGCAGCGGCACCAGCCGTTACGGCGAGGCGAAGGACGTACAGGACACCGTTGTTGAGTACACCATGACGCAGGACAAGAGCTTCAACGGCGTTGTGGACAAGGGCGATGCCTCCGAGCAGGCAATTTCCAACAAGAGCGGCCAGTGGCTGCGTCAGCAGATCGCAGAGCGCTGCGTGCCGACCGGTGACAAGTACGGTTTCTCCCAGCTTGCCAAGTACGGCCACGTTTCCGGCGTGACCGCTGAGCCGGCAAAGGACACCATCGTTGGCATGGTTTACGACGCGGCTACCTACATGGACGAGAAGCTCGTGCCGGAGAACGGCCGCGTGCTGTTCGTACGCGCGAAGGACTATCCCAAGATCATCCTGTCCGACGAGTGGAAGGGCCTGGACAATCTGGCAGGCAAGCAGCTGCCGACCGGCACGGTTGGCCAGATTGCGGGCTTTACCGTGGTCAAGGTTCCATCCAACATGTTCCCGACCGATGTTTACATGATCGCTATGCAGGAGAGCGCAGCGGCGTTCCCGTACCGCATTAACGATACCAAGGTACACCAGGACCCGCCCGGCATTTCCGGTGCGCTGATCGAAGGCCGCCAGACCTACGACCTGTTCGTACTGGCAAGCAAGGCAGACGCGGTTGTTATCATCGGCAAGACCGCAAGCAAGCAGGCGTGCACCGTAGCGATTGCTTCGCACAGTGCGACCGTTACGGCGGCAGATGCGGACGAAATCTGGTACACGCTGGACGGCTCGGACCCGCGCTTCTCCGCAAACCGCAAGACGGTTGCCACCGGCGGCACGGTTGCCACCAAGGCGGGCGAGACCATCAAGGTCGTTGCGTTCGGCAAGGGCGGCAAGCTGACCTCGGATATTGCTGAGGCTACCGATAAGTAAAGACCCAGGAGGGCGGGCGGCTGCCCGCCCTCTGTTTGTTAGGAGGTGAAAGCGTGGCGACGACTATTAAACGCATTTACACGCTGGCACTGGCGAAAATTATTGAAGCGCCCGGAACGGACGTTGACTTTGACAGCTACTCGCCGACACTGCTTGACAGCCTGCTTGTGGAGGCGTTGCCGTACGAGAACGCCATCCGCGCACAGCGCGGTGACGCGGAACTGACCGGTGCGCCGGAGATCACGGCGATAGACAGCACGGTGCTCGACTGGGACGACCGGATCACGCGCGTTGCGCTGCCGTGGGGACTGGCTGCGGCGCTGCTGTTTGATGACGAGAACCGCAAGGCGGAAAGCGTGATGTTCCGGAATGAGTTTGTTTCGGCACTCGAGGACGCTGCGCCTGCTGTGCCGGATTACGGGGAGGAGTAAGACATGCCGCGTAAGGTTACGGTGCCGGATTTTACCGAATCCGAGGAAGGCACCAAGCATTATAAGCGCTTTAAGGGTTTGGACTACTCCACGGATGAGACCCAGATCGACGATGGACGCTCGCCGCGTGCAGTGAACGTGATCGCAGATGAGGGCGGCTTTCCCGAGCGGCGCTATGGATGGCGCACGCTGCTGCGGTTTACCGATGCGGACGGCAAGGCTGTTCCTGTCGCCGGTATTTTTCCCTATGAGAACGACAATGACGAGGAAAACCTGACGCTCATCGTCCATGCGGGAAGCAAGCTGTATGCGGTAAAGCTGGACGCGGACTACAAGGAAGTGCAGAACAGCCGCAAGGAGCTGCTCGACAAGCTGAACAGCGGCGGACGCAGCCAGGGCTTTTATATGCACGGCAAGCTGTTTATCCTGACCGGTGAGCACTACGTTGTTTATGACGGCAAAACCGCCGTACACGCGACAGACGACAACGCCTATTGTCCGCTGACCAGCTATCAGCGCAAGGCAACAGGCGGCGGCGAGACCTACGAGAATGTGAACATGCTGTGCAAATGGCGAAAGAACCGCTTTATCGGAGACGGTACGAGCACGACCTATCAGCTGGATGTGACCGGCATTGACAAGGACTGCACGCCGACAGCGTCCTATCTGAACGGCAGTGCAATTACGGTGAAAAGCTATGACGCGGAAAAAGGCACGGTGACGTTTGAGACCGCGCCGAGCGCGCCGGAGAACGCCGGTATCTCCAATTTTGAGGTGAAGTTTGCCAAGACCACCGAGGACCGGAAGAAGATCCTCGGCTGCACCATCTTTGCGATTTACGGCATGGACGGCAGCAGCAACCGTGTTTTTGTTTCCGGCAACAAGGAGAACGCGGCTATGGAATGGTTTTCCGGTCTGTCTGACCCGACGTACTTCCCGGATATCAATTACAGTGTGGTGGGTTCGAGCGATTTCCCGATTATGTGCTACCTCAAGGCGCAGGGCGAGCTGCTGCTCATCAAGAAGGACAACCGGCAGGAGGGTACGATCTGGCACCACTCCGGCGCAATACTGAACGATGTGGCAACCTTTCCGCTGAAAGAGGGCGTGCCGGGCTACGGCGCGATTGCAAAGTATTCCTCTGCGAATTTGAATGACGATCCGCTGTACCTGTCTCCCAGAGGCGTATATGCACCGACCACGACCTTCTATAACAACATGCAGGTGCGGCAGTTATTCTGCCGAAGCCGCCGCGTCAATCCGAAGCTGTGCAAGGAGCGCAGACTCGCGGACGCTGTAGCCGCCTGCTGGCGCGGCTGGTATGTGCTTGTGATCGACGGCTGCGCGTATGTGGCGGACGGCAATCAGGACAAGCAGGATCAGGGCTACGAGTGGTATTTCTGGACCAACGTGCCCGCAAAGGTGCTCTGTTCGCACGAGCAGGCGCTGTATTTCGGCACCGAGGACGGCAGGGTTTGCCGGTTTAATGATGATCTCGTGGATGAGAACAATGACATTATGATGAACGCGTTCTCGGACGACGGCGCGGCCATTCACACCGAGTGGGCTACCAAGCTCGACACGATGAACACGCCGATGATACTGAAAACTATGCCCAAGCGCGGCAGCGGCGTACACCTTAAAGCTTACACGCGCAGTGCGGTTGAGATTTGGGTAAGACTCGAAACCGACCACGGAACGCTCATGAAACGCGTGACAGCGGATCGGCTGAATTTTCATTATATCAGCTTTGAACGGTTTCCGTTCGGAACGGTGGTCAACTCTATTATCCCGTTTCTTTTCAAACGAAAGGGCTGGAAGGCGATTCAGGTCATTCTGCAGTCCGACACAGTGGACGAGGGCTTCGGTGTACACGAGGTTGTCATTCGGTACTTTATCGCTAAGTACGCAAAGAGACAGTGAGGTGAGGACATGACGTTTGATGAAAGCAAAATTTCGGCCGAAAAGGCGGCAGAGACCGGCGTGCAGAGCCAGCCGGACGCGCTGACCGGCTCGGCCGAGGAAAACAAGAAGGTTTTCGATCTGCTGCCGCTGCTTATTATCGAGATGCTCAACAAGCTGATCGAGGCATTGCAGGCCGCAAACAGCGCCGGACAGATCGGCGCGACCGAGTTTACCAATGTGACCGGCGGCACGGTGCAGGAGCAGCTGCAGAGCATCCAGAAGAACCTTGAGGACTACCGCAGAGAGGTAAAGGAGAACGGCGCGGAAAACGTCGGCATGACGCCGTTCGACGGCGTGAACGCAAACACCGTGCAGGCCGCGCTCGAGCAGCTGCAGGCTAACCTTGTGCGGTATATCAATGCTGTAAAATCCGCCGAGGGCGCGGGCAGGGTCGGCATTACGCCGTTTAAGGGCGTGACGAGCGGGACGGTGCAGGCGGCGCTTGAGGAAATCCGCCGACAGATCGACGATGTGACGGCGGGCATTATTCCGGACTACGGTGTTACGACCATTAAACTGGCGCTGCAGGCCGTGACAGCGGACAGACTGGCGCAGGATGTGCTTGACATGATCGAGGCCGCAGAGCCGGCACGCAGTACCAATGAACTGGACGATTACACAATGGAGACCGGCTGCTTTATCAACGCCGGTGCGGGCTGGAACACGTTCAAGTTCCGCCATCCGTTTGAGGGCGTACCGGTTGTGACGGTGACGCCGAAGGAATTCAGCGGTTTTTGCGAGATTAAGAACGTGAGCAAGGAAGGATTCCTGTACTGCGTGCGCAAGCCGCAGCTGCAGGACGGCAGCGTGACAGAGGGCACAGTGACGACCGCGACCGGCTATATCGGCTCGGATACGGGCACTTCGCCCGGTCACAGCAAGGTCACCTATGTTTCCGGCGTGACGCTACCGGTAATCACGCTGCCGACATACGGCACAGTTACAACGGACGAGAAGATCGAAATGGATTATATCGCTATTGAGTTTGGAGGTGACGAGTAATGCTCAAGAAGATTCAGCAGGATTTTAGTTATTACTCGCATGAGTTTAAGGATAACTACCGAAAAGGCGTACACCGCCTGCGCACCATCCTTGCCAGCAGGGCACAGGCACAGGCGTTTGTGAGCAATGCAGGCGGCGTTGCGGTGGTGCTCGGCTATGAGCCGGACAAGCCGGATAAGAATGCACAGGAGTTGTATGCACTGCTTATGGCTTCTCCGTATATCGACGATGCGGTACAGACGTTTCTCGGAAGCATTTACGAGGCAGGCGCGGAAAGCCAGGACGCGATGTATTCGGACAGCGCCCGCTGTCTGGAAATCCTGCACGATCCGGTTATGTCTCGCGCCGCAGGTGCCGGCACGGTAAGCGCCGGAAAATGGATTGCAGCTCTGGCGGGACAGAGCTGTGCTGCCTACACGGACATTGCGGCTGTTGCCGCAAGCGAAACCGCGATGACTGCCGTGGCTGCGAGTGAGACTGCAATGGCGGCTGTCGTCAGGAACGCGACGGCACTTAATGCTGTTGTAACTTCTCAGGTTGCACTCAACGCTGTTGCCGCAAGCGAGACTGCGATGGCAGCTGTCATCGGCAACGCAACGGCGCTCAATGTGGTTGCAACCTCTCAGGCTGCGATGAACGCGGTAGCTGCAAGCGAAACTGCTATGACGGCGATCATCGGCAACGCGACGGCGCTCAATGCTGTCGTGTCGTCCCAGACCGCTATGGCGGCTGTGGCTGCGTCCTATGTTGCCGTGGCTGCTGTCTACGGGAGCGCGGTTGCAGTTGATGCCGTCAAGGCCAATGAAACAGCCTGGGCGACCCTCACGGGAGCGACCAGCGCAGTCATGGGCAAGGCCGTGGCAGTCCTTTCTGGCCTCAACCCGGACAGCTATGCCGACATGACGGCCGTAGCGTCGTCCTCGACCGCTATGGCGGCGATTGCAGCGTCCTCGACCGCTATGGCGGCCGGGGGCGCGGCCTTTGGTG